AAATTGAAGACATGTTTTCACCAACTTCTAAGCATAGAGTTGCTAAATTTGTTGACAAGAAGATGAGAGAGATTATTAAGGAGTTAGAAACTTTTAAGAAACAAGAACAATGAACTATGAACTAAATGTAAAATCAGATCATTGGAGAAGCTGCTATACTATCCGTTTGAAGTATGCTTCTGGTGTAGAAAAATACAGAACCAATAGGCTACCAAAAGATGAATTTGAAAAGATGTTGAACTATACCAATGAGGATTGGGAAAACTATCTTAATACTTCAGAAAACTATAAACTTGTAAAATGAAAAACCAGCAAGAACGTAGAGAAGAAATGGCAGCATATACTACTATGTTAGTAGTAGGAGCTATATCAGTAGTATTAATTGGTGTTTTATTGAGCACACTTTTTAATTTATTTTAAGATGAAGAATTATCCAAAATGGGTAAACAATCTTGTTTACTTTTTAGCCGGAATTGGCTTTGGTCATATTTTACTTAATTTTATACTCTAAGTTATGCCAGATATGTCAATCTGCACTGGTGATAATTGTCCTTTAAAAGACAGTTGTTACAGATATAAAGCTAAAGCAGGAGAGTATATGCAGTCATATATTGAAGCACCTTACAATGTAGAGGAGGCTAAGTGTGATTTTTACTGGCCAAGTAAAATTATGAAAGATGGAAAAGATAAAGTATAATTTAAACCTAAAATGATGAGTGTAAATAAGAAAGACTACAAAGTAGTAGAAGAAAGAGATGGTCATATGACTTGGTATTTAGTAAAGAAAAAGTTCTTATGGTTCTTTTGGAAGACCATTAAAAACAATTCCGGTTCACAAATGCGTTATACTTCAAGAAAAGGTGCACAATCCTACATTAACTTTCTAAAGTGATAATTTCTACATGTGTTAGGAAAGTACAGCGGATTAAGAGATTATGTCAGTTGTAGAAAAAGTCACTAGAAAGAGTATGATTATTAGACCAAGTGGGAGGAGCACTGATTACATTGCTCCTTCTTTTGGTCATGGCTGTTTGTATAACTGTACTTACTGTTATATGAAGAGACATAAACCGGAAGGATTATCTGTAGCTAAGAATACTATGGATATCCTGACAGAAATCAATTCCCATGCATTCTTTGCAGATGTAGAGAAGCCAAATCAAACTGGAGATTATATTACATATGATATCAGTTGTAATGAGGACTTTGCTCTACATGCTAAGTACCATGATTGGAGAACAATCTTTAAGTTTTTTAGAGATCATCCTCTTGCTATGGGTTCATTTGCTACCAAGTATGTAAATAAAGAGTTATTAACTTTTGGTCCTGAAGGTAAAATTAGAATTAGATTTAGTCTAATGCCTTATGAACTAATGCAACATCTTGAGCCTAATACAAGTAAACTTTATGAGAGACTTAGAGCTATTTACGAATTTAGAAATGCTGGTTATCAAGTTCATTTAAACTTTAGTCCTGTTATTGTACATGATAACTGGTTACAGCACTATGAATCATTATTTAGAACTATTGCAAGTTGTGCAAAAAATGATGGATGGGATCATGATGCAGTTAAAGCTGAGGTAATCTTTTTAACTCATAATGAACAGAAGCATTGGTACAACTTAGCAAATAAATTACCAGGTGAAGAGTTCTTATGGACTCCAAAAATTCAAGAATCAAAAGTTTCTCAGTATGGTGGTACCAATGTTAGATATGAACACAGAAGGAAGGCAGACTATATTAGACAATTTCAGGAACTTCATGATAGGATCCTTCCATGGAACACTATCCGTTACATTTTCTAAAATTTCTGTTAGATCTATTGATGATCCAAGAATTGTTAATGCCTTAATAAATGAAGATATTTATGGAATGAGTAAAGCCGATAGAAAGCTTGATGATTTAATATTAGATAATATAATGGAAAAGAAAATAACACATGACATGCTGGAATTATCAGCACAGATTGCAAAAGAGCATTATGAATTAACAGATAATGTAGATAGAAACTTAAACTATCTGTGGTATATGTACCATAAAGGTAGTAAAGTTGGGACATTCCGTCCTTTTGTATATATGGCAGAGTTACAACTGCTAAAGAGAATGGGCTACATTAATAATACTGAGATAAAGAACATGATTGCAATGTTAGAATCTTCAGATGAAGAGAACCTACATATGGTTACTCTATCAATTAAGAGCTTTAGAGATCTAAGAATCCAGGAGCATGGTGAATACAGTAAAGTAAATCAAGTCTATTGGAAGATTGCCAAAGACTATCCGCATGAGATACTTAACCATGAAGTATTCATGCAAACAATGGCAGCTAAGTAATGGCAAATGCAGTAGTAGAACACATAGTAAAGGAAATAAAGTTAGATAATAAGGACATAGAAGTAATGAGTCCAAAAATTATAGCTGGCTATGTGATGTATAAATACAAATGCAGTCCTTATTTAGCTAAACAAATTGCTAAAAAATTAACAGATGTTCACAGTAAAACTAGTTAAGCGTGGAGGTAAGCTAATTTATCCAGATGATAAATCTAAATTAAATTTTCAGATTTTTGTTGATAAACTAGCTGACGGACAACAAGTTGAGGTCTTTATGGGCTTAACTTCTGATAATGGTTCACTAGCTCAGATTGCTAAAGTGCATGCATGTATACGTACACTAGCACAGGAATCTGGCTATACATTTGATGAAATGAAACGTATTATTAAGACCCATTCAGGTCTTTGTTATGATGCAGAAGATGCAGAAATTTGTAAATCTTTTGCTGATTGTAGTAAATCAGAATTGGCTTTAGCAATAGAGTCTTGTGTAGAGATAGGTAAAGACTTTAATATTAATTTTTAGTCTCATCACTAACTAGCTTTTCAGCATCAAACTCTTTTTCTTCAAAAAGATTATTGTCTGTAGCTTGTTTTTCTATTTCACCTAATAATAAAGTAATTGTATAGAATGACTTTTCTTCCTGTGAAAGCTCTGTATATGGTTTTTTAAGAATACTTTGTAAAGTATCTTCTTTAAAACCTTTTTCTTGAAGCTTGGTAAACAGATCAAATAAAACAGACTTTACCATAAGGTAATAGGTTTTATTTACAGGTACATAGATGATAGCATCATCTTTAATTTCTTTTACAGTTACTTTAGCCATTGCATTACACTTTTAACAAATATACATGATTATGAGCAATATACTAGATATTGATGATTACAAACAAAAAATATTTAATAAACTTGAACCTAGTGGTTGGGGCAGAGTTCTTAAACCTTTTATATTTAGTTTAGAGTTTGAAAAGATCTTAACTGATTTATACAATCTTTCTAATGATGGTAAAAGGTTTACTCCTGTACTAAAAGATGTCTTTAGAGCATTTGAGGAATGTCCATATAATAAACTTAAAGTAGTTATAGTAGGACAAGACCCTTATCCTACATTAGGTGTGGCAGATGGTATTGCATTTAGTTGCAGTAAATCTGAGAAAGAACAGCCCTCTTTGAGGTTTATTCTTGATGAAGTACAAAAAATATATCCTTTTTATGATAGACCATTAGATTTAAAAAAATGGTCTAATCAGGGTATACTTTTGCTTAATACAGCTCTTACAACTGAAGTTGGTAAGATTGGTAAGCATTACGAGATCTGGGCTCCATTTGTAGCATATGTATTTGACTATCTTAAGAATTTTAATCCTGGGTTAGTTTATTTATATCTAGGTAAAAAGTCTCAAGAATGGTCTGAATCATGTGGAGATAATTGTATTAAATTTACAGCTTCACATCCTGCAAGTGCTGCTTACAACGGTAGTAAATGGGATTCTAAAGGGGTCTTTCAACAAGTACAGACCACTGTTAAACATTTATATAACTACACAATTCACTGGTAATGGAAGAAGTATTCAACAGACTATTAAAAGAAAAAATTACTCCTAATGGTTTGTATGTTCTTTATTGTATAAAGAGTAAAACTAAGTGTCCTGAAACTATAAATGTAGGTATTGAATCTCTTAGATTAAAATCTGAAAACTGGGTTACAGAAGACTTGCAATTATCAGATAAAAGCCTTAAATTTATAGAAGAAATTGATGGTTTCTTTAAGAAATCTAAGAAGAAAACATCTAAGAATCTAATGGGAGATGACTTCCTAGACAACATTAAACTTTACAATGAATTGTTTCCAAAGGGTAAGTTACCCAGCGGTGTACCTGCAAGAGTAAATGTTAAGGGTCTTGAGAATGCTTTCAGATGGTTCTTTGAGAACTTTAGCTATTCATGGGAAACTGTGTTAAAAGCTACTGAAAAGTATGTAGATGAGTATTCTATGAATAGATACAACTACATGCGTAACTCTCAATATTTTGTTAGAAAACAGAACACAGATAAAACCTGGGATTCTACACTGGCAACTTATTGTGATATGATTGAAGCAGATGATTATGAAGAACCAAATTACTTTAAAGAACATATAGTATGATTAAAACCAAATTGTTTTTGATTGCTGTAACAGGGACTTTATGTTCTTGGTTATTGATTGATATTCTTCTTGTAGAGATGAGTATCATAAAATTCATAGCAATTGAATTTATAGTGGGTATCTCCCACCACATCTATAATGATGTGAAAAGTAAGTTAACAACATAATCCAAGTATATGGCAGATTTATTTAACGGTGCCCGGGCTCTGAAGCCTGTGAGTGAAAGAGACGCTCTTAGAAAAGCCCTTCTTAAGATGAAGGCTAGAAGATCTGGTGAGCTAAAGTCACTTAAAAGTTCATGGCCCAAATTTAATGATGCCTTCTGTGATGGATTGGAATGGAGAACTATCACCGTTGTAGGTGCTAGGCCTGGCACAGGTAAAACTTTATTTATGGAGCAGTTAATCTCTGATATTATTGAAGAGAACCAAGACCATAAGTTTAGAGTACTTAAGTTCCAGTTTGAAATGCTTGATGAGACCAATGGTATCAGAAAGCTGAGTCTGAATACAGGTGCTGATTACAATACATTAATGAGTAAAGGTGAACCAGTAGATAAGGATCTATATCTAAGATGTGTCCAGTACTATGAAGATAGCGAAAGGAATGACATCATTGATGTAATATATGATCCGTGTACTGTGGATGAGATGTGTGCAACCATACATTATTATATGGAATCTCACAAAGATGAAGCAGGTAACTACACAAATGCTTTGGTTACTATTGACCACTCAGCTTTATTTAAAGTAGGTAAAGGTCAGAAGGATAAGTTTGAAGTATTATATGCTCTTGGTGAAGCCATGACATATATGAAGAAACATTATCCTGTGGCGTTTCTTATCTTAAGTCAGTTGAATAGGAACATAGATAACCCAGACAGGTCTAAAGATGGTGACTATGGAAATTATGTATTAGATTCTGATTTATTTGGAGCAGATGCTTTATTGCAACATGCTGATGTAGTGTTGGGTATTAATAAACCCTCTATCAGAAAGATTAGACAGTATGGTCCAGAGAGATTTATAATTAGTGATGAAGACACTCTTGTGTTTCACTTCCTTAAATCTAGAAATGGTACCACTAGGATTAGCTTCTTCAAGCTTGATAGACACTCCATGAGGATTATTGAAATAGCAACTCCAGCCCAAGCAAGTAAAACAATTAAAATTTAAGTATGACAAGAAAAGAAAGAGAAAAGGAACTGTTTATCCATCATAGGGATAAGTTCCGTAAAATTCAAGTTTCTGATCCTTATTTTACTATTAAGACGGCTTTCTTTCAGAAAGGCAAGTATGGTAGACAGGTTCAGTTATTTGAAGGTGAATTAAAGAGAGAAGAAGATATCTATATTGAGTTTATTGACATCAATAGAGATAATTTTGGTAAAGAAATAGGTCTTGAAC